TAAAGTCGGTTCTAATGCTGTAGCTGAAATTAGGTCTTACTCAATCGAAGAATCTGCTGATACTTTAGAAGATACTTCAATGGGTGATTCTGCTAGAACTTATAAGTCATCATTGACTTCTTTCTCAGGAAGTTTAGATGTATTTTGGGATGAGACTGATACTAGTGGTCAAGGTGCTTTAACTATTGGCTCAGAAGTAACTCTTAATGTATATCCTGAAGGCGATACATCAGGTGATACTTATTATACTGGTACAGCTATTGTTACTGGCGTTTCAAGAAGTGCATCATTTGATGGATTAGTTGAAGCTAGTGTTTCAGTTCAAGGAACTGGCGCTCTAACATCAACAACAGTATAAGACTATGTCAGCAATAGATAACGCAAAGAAACATTTTGCAGAGCAAGATGTTAAAGTGATCGAAGTGCCTGAATGGGGTGAAGATAATCAACCTCTTAAAATATACAGTAAGCCATTAACGTTAGCTGAAACTTCTAAACTTTATAAAATGAGTAAAGAAGATGATTTAACAATGATGGCTTATGTTCTTATTTACAAAGCACTTAACAATGATGGGGATAAACTTTTTGATTTAGCAGATAAAAACGCTTTATTAAATAACGTTGATAGAGAAGTATTAATGCGTGTCGCACAAGAAATTATGGGACAAGAACCTATTGAGGAAACGAAAAAAAACTAATAAAGGATGCTAATTTATATGTGCAATATGCACTAGCAGAAAAACTTGGAAAAACTTTAGAGGAACTTCAAGAAATTAGTGTCCAAGAATATCAAGGGTGGATTGCTTACTTAGAGTTAGCACAAGAGAAAAGAGACAATGGCACAAAAGGTTAAATTTACATTTACAGCTATAAATAATACAAAAGCTGCTTTCAACCAGTTAAATAAAAGTTTATCTTTTGCTGGTAAAACTGCTGCAGTAACTTCTAAAGCTGTTTTAGGTATTGGTGCTGCCGCAACTGCGGCTGCTGGTACTATTGCTATTTTTACAAAAGCTAATGTTAATGCATTAGATACTTTAGGTAAAACAGCTTCAAAATTAGGTGTAAATGTAGAATTCTTACAACAAATGAGATTTGCTGCAGAGCAAACAGGTATAGAAACTAGAACCTTAGATATGGGTCTGCAAAGATTTATACGTAGAGTTGCTGAAGCTGCTAAAGGTACTGGTGAAGCTAAAGGAGCATTACAACAACTAGGTATTGAATTTAAAAATGCTGACGGATCAGCAAGAGATATACAAGATATATTATTTGATGTTGCAGATGGTTTAGCTAATACATCTTCTGAAGGTGAAAGAGTTAGATTAGCATTTAAATTCTTTGACTCTGAAGGTGTTGCTTTAGTTAATACTTTAAAAGGTGGATCAGCTGAGCTTAAAAAATTCTTTGATGAAGCTGAAAATCTTGGAATATTAATTAGTTCAGATACTACAAAAAAAGCAGAAGCATTTAATGATCAGTTAAATATAATTAAAAGACAGTTTACAGCTATTACACAAAATCTTGTTGGTGCTTTTTTACCTGTATTACAAGATTTATCGAAAGATCTTACTGAGTTTTTAACAAAAACAAAATCAGAAGCAGGTGGTTTTGATAAATTAGGTATTAAAATAGCTGTAGGAATAGTTAATGGTGTAAAAAGTTTAGTTCTAGGAATAGCTAATTTCTTAGACTCAATGAATAATTTTATTACTGATATTACTATGAGTCTTAAAACTGTTCAATATGGATTAATTGAAACAAAACTAAAAACACTTGAAGTAAGACAAAGTTTATTTGGGTTATTTAAAGATTTTGGACAAGAAATTATTGATTCAAAATTAAAAATAATGGAATTAAGTAGTGAGGTTGTTGACCTAGGTAATAAATCATCTACTACATTTATTGATATGGCTAATCTAACTGGAGATGCTTTAGATAAAGTTATTGAAAAGCTGCAAAAAACAAAAGAAGCTCAAGATAATTTAACAGGAACTAACGGGGGAGACAGTGATACACCCACCACACCTTTACTTGTTGGTATGGAAGATTTTAAAAATTCAATTGGAGCTACAGATGAGGCATTAGGTAAACTAGGTGTTTCATCAATGAAAAAATTTGAAGATTCAATTGTAGATTCACTTAAAAATGGAAAATTAGCATTTAAAGATTTTGCTAATTATGTAATAGAACAATTATTAAGGATTGCTATACAAGAAGCAATATTGAAACCAATGACATCAGGATTTAGTGATTACTTCAGCACTATATTTGGGAGAGCTTCAGGCGGTCCAGTTAACTCAAATACTCCTTATATCGTTGGAGAAAGAGGTCCTGAATTATTCGTACCTTCAGGTAATGGTAATATTATTCCTAACAATCAAATGGGAGGCCAATCAGCACCAACAGTCAACTTTAATATATCAACAGTAGATGCTGCTGGATTTGACCAGTTATTAGCATCAAGAAAAGGATTGATAACATCAATCATAAATAACGCCATGAATAATCAAGGCAAGATGGGAGTAGTATAATGGCAGGACAATTTCCCACAGACCCAAATTTTAGAAGTTTAAATTTTCAAGATAATAGACCTACATTATTGAATCAGACTTTATCAGGTAAAAAACAAGTCAGACAAATAGGTAGTCAATATTTTTCTTTTACAGTTGCAATGCCACCTTTAGAACAAGATAAGGCTCAAGAGGTATTTGCATTTTTACAAAAACAAAAAGGTTCTTTTGAGGACTTTACTATACAAGCACCAATAGATAATTTAGGTGCAAGTAAATCAGAAACAGATATATTAGTTAATGGTGTTCATTCAGCAGGCGATAATACAATTGCTATGGATGGATTTTCACAAACAACAGGTGCTTTAAAAGCTGGTGATTTAATTAAGTTTGCCAATCATTCTAAAGTATATATGGTTTCTGAAGATGCTAACGCATCAGGTGGTGCAGTTACAGTAACAATATCACCAAATCTAGTAGCATCTCTATCAGATAATGAAGCTGTTACTGTAAACAAGCCAAGTTTTACTGTTTATTTACAAAACAATGAAATCATGTATTCAACAGACGCTAGTGGTTTTTACAGTATTTCATTTGACGTTAGAGAGGTTATAACCTAATGCCTAGAAGTTTATCTGCTGCTTTACAAACTCAAGTATCATCAACAGCAACTAAAACAGCTTTCTTGGTTGAGCTTAATTTATCATCTACTATCAGATTAACTGATTGGTATTCTAATGTAACTTACGATTCAAATACTTATGAAGCTGGTGGTTCTTTTTTAACAGTTGATGCCACTATTGAAACAGGGCAATTAGAAGTTAATGAGTTGAACTTGGCTTTTTCTAATGTTACAGATCAGGTTAGGTCTTTGGTGCAAGACGGCTCTTTTACAGATAAAACAGTAGATATTTATTTGGCTTATTTTGATTCCAATGAAACCATAGTTGGTGCAATAAATTATTTTACTGGCATGGTAAGAAATGTATCAATTAATGAGAATATAAGTGGAACTATTTTAAATACTACTGTTGCTTCTCATTGGGCAAATTGGAATCTTACAAAAGGCAGACATTTTACAGATGAATCACAACAGGCATTTAGTACAGGCGATAAGGGCTTTGAATTTGCTACTCAAGTTAAATCAGATGTTAGGTGGGGTTCATAATGCCTTTTTGGTCTACAGTATTTGGTTTTTTCAAAGCCGCAGGTAGCACCCTAGGAGTTGGAGGAGCTCTTGGTAATGTAATAGCTGGAATTACTGGGTTTATCAACATAAGCTCATTAGTGGTTGGTGTTAAGGGGTTCTTACAAGCAAGACAAATGCTTGCAAAAGGACAAGACATATTAGCCAACAAAACCTCTGCTGGTGGAAAGCTACCAATCATTTATGGAAATAGAAGGGTTGGAGCACAGGTTATTTACATGGATGTTAATGCTAATAATTCGCAAGAACTATATGTAGTTTATGCTTTATCAGTTGGTGAATGTGATGAAATACTTGGAAGAACTATTGAACTTGATGGTAATCCTTTAACTGATTCTGCTAGATTTAGAATCGGTGGTTATATAGGTTCAGACAAAATATCTTCAGGCTCAGGTTCACTTAATACAGTTTCACAAAATGGTGATCCTGTAGAAGTTACTGCTGGTGGTTTTGGTACTGACCCTACAGATAGATATATGTATGTAATGAATTTACATCACGGAGCTGCATCACAAACAGCAGACCCAATGCTTGTTGCTTCTATGTCTAACTGGACTTCTGCACATAGATTAGATGGAGTTTGTTATATAGCTGCTCATTATAATTTTGATACTAGAGGTATGTGGAAAGGTATTCCACAATTAACAGTTCAAGTAAGAGGTAAAAAAGTATATGACCCTAGATTAGATTCTACTGCTGGTGGTAGTGGTTCACAAAGACTTGGAACTCCATCTACTTATGCATTTTCTGATAATCCGTCTTTAACTTTTTTAGATTACATTACTAATAATGAATATGGTAAAGGTTTAACAGCATCACAATTAAATTTATCTACATTTAGCACTGCTGCTAATACAGCAGATACTTTAGTTGATAATCCTTTTTACAATGGAACTGCTCAAGCATTTACTTGGAGTGGTAACGCAGGACAAAATTTTATAAGCACAACATCTTCAAGTCTCCATTGGTGGAGTAATAAAATAGGTGAAACACTTACTCTTACCGACTCAGGTGGTAATACTGTATTAAATAATGCAGAAATAATAGACGTTCAGAGATATAGACCTTATGGTGGGTCTATATCATATTTTATTTTTTTTAATCAAACACTAAGTTCTTCTTATGCTTCACAAACAGGAACTTCTTTAAACAAAGTTAAAAGATTTCATTGTAATGGTTATGTTGATGGCAATAAGACTGTTATGGAAAACTCAAAAGAATTACTTGCAAATATGCGAGGTATATTTCTTTATGTTGATGGTAAGTATGAATTAACTATAGAAGATACAGGTACTTCTACATTTAGTATTACAGATAATCATATTATTGCTGATGCTGGTATCTCAGTTGATTATGGTAATAAAGATAAAAAAGCAAATAAAGTTATCGTTGAGTTTTTTAATGGTAATAAAAAATATGAATTAGATACAGCAACAGTTTTACATGATGCTTCTCCTGAATATTATTCAGATGATGGTGATGAGATATTAGAAATAAAAGCTGAGTTTCCTTTTGTTAGTGATCCTTATATAGCCTATAACATGGCTAAAGCAATACTTGTTAGAAGTAGAAATCAGACTACTATGCAGTTCTTAGGAACTCCTGAGATGTATAAATTAAATGTGGGAGATATAGTTGATTTAACTTATGCAGGTCTTGGATTCTCAGGTAAGGTTTGTAGAGTAGAAGCTCTTGAATTGCAATCCGATGGTTTGGTTTCAGTTAGTTTAATAGAATACTTTGATGTTTATACATGGGAAGTACCACCTCAAGAAGCATTAGAAGAATTATCTGATATTCCTTCTGCTTACGCAGTTGAAAAGCCAGCCAATGTTATTTTTATAGATACAGATTCTTCTAATATAGATAGACCTGTATTAACTTGGGATGCACCAACAGATTATCCATCAAAAGAATTTAGAGTAGATGTTGTAGATAGTTCTGCAAATCCTGTATTTAGTAAAATAGTAGATACTAATTCTGCTGACTTAGCATTTATACCAAAAGCAAATGACTATGTTGCAAGTGTTACATCTATTAATACTTTAGGTGTTGAATCTGATGCAACTGATTTAACCTTTACTGTTGGAGATGAGCCTGTTGCTGTTGGTGATGTACAAGCAAATGCAATTACTGCTAATGAAATAAATGTAACTAATTTATCTTCTATATCAGCAGACTTTGGAACTATGACTGCTGGAACTATAAATGCACAAAATGTAACAGTTAGCAATTTTACAGCAGAAAAAATATCAGGAGATATAGATAAACTAGAACCTGTAAGTCTTACGCCTAATCAAAGTATAGGTACAAGTTATACAACATTAGCAATAATCACCTTGCCTGCTCCTGATTTAACAACAGCAGGAAATGGTCATACTCCATTTTTTAGTTTAGTTTTATCTGCCACATTGTCAGGTGGTGGAGCTCAAATGGACATACAATGTCAACTATTAGGAACTCCCATTGGTGGCACTTCTACATTTTATACTGCTGCTGAATCAGGACAAGACCATAATTTTAGTAGTGGCTCTATATCACAATCTGTATCAGGCTCTTTTAATCAAAAGGTTGGTTCTGCTTGTTATTTATATGTAAAAGCGAAAAGAAATGCAGGAACAATAACAGTTAATAAGATACAGGGTATTTATGCAGGATTAAGAGGTGGGTAATATGTGGGCAACATGGGATTATGAAAACAACAAGATTCTAATTGGTGAACAAAAGAATAAGGGTGATGATAGCAACGATTGGATTCCTGTTGATAAACAATTTACAGATATAAATTTAGATACACATAAAGTACAAACAACTTTTGATGAAGAAAATAATTTAATTACAATAAAATCTATAGAAAAGTCTGAAGCTGAACTTATAGAAGTATCATTGTTTAAATTAAGAAATATAAGAAATAATAGACTAGCATCTAGTGATTGGACTCAAGTTAGCGATAGTCCACTATCAGATGCTAAAAAACAAGAATGGGCAACATATAGGCAATCATTAAGGGATTTACCATCCCAACATCAAGCAACTAATAATATTGATGATGTGATATTTCCAACTTACCCTGAATGATTTAAGATATATAAAATAGGATTTTATTATGGCACAACACGATTACAACTTAGCAAACCAATCAGGTGCAGACTTTAGAGCAGATTTAAACAATGCTTTGTCTGCTATTGCAACTACAAATAGCGGTTCAACTGAACCATCAACTACTTTTGCTCATCAATTATGGGTAGATACATCAAGCAATGTATTAAAAATAAGAAATGGTGCTGATAATGCTTGGATTACTACAGGTATTAGTATCACTACATCTAATATATTAACAGGTGATTTAACAGGTGATGTCACTGGGAATGTAACAGGTAATGTTACTGGTAATGTTACTGGAGATTTAACAGGTAATGCAGATACAGCTACAACACTTGCAACTGCAAGAACCATATCTTTATCAGGAGATGTAGTAGGTTCTGCTTCATTTGATGGTAGTGGTGATATTAGCATATCAACTACAGCACAAATTAATTCTATTGCTTTAGGAACTGATACTACAGGTGATTATGTACAATCTATTTCAGGTGGAACTGGAGTAACAATAACAGGTGGAACTGGTGAAAGTTCTACTCCTAGTGTTGCTATAGGACAAGCTGTAGCTACAACCGATGATGTTACTTTTAATATTGTTACAGCAAGCGAAGAATTTATAGGTGATATTGATGGTGCTGTTAGATTCACAGCTAAAGCTGATGTAGCTTTATCTAAAGGTGATGTAGTTTATGTATCAGGTGTTTCAGGAAATACAACTACAGTTGGTAAAGCAAAAGCTGATGATGCTTCTAAAATGCCTGCATTCGGTTTGGCTATAGAAGACGCTAATGCTAATAACAATCTGCAAATAGTTACTTTTGGTAATTTAACATCTATAGATACTTCTAATGAATCTGTAGGACAAATACTTTATGTATCCACAACAGCAGGTGAGTATACAACTACAGCTCCAACAGGTGAATCAAGTCAAATACAAAACATAGGTAAGATATTAAGAAGTCATGCTGTTAATGGTTCTATCAAAGTAGGTGGTGCTGGTAGAAGTAATGCAACGCCTAACTTAGATAATGGCAAGATATTTATAGGTAATGGCTCAAATCAAGCAACCACTTCAACACTTGATACTTCTATAGTTGTTGAGAACACTAATTTATATTACACGTCAGCAAGATTTGATTCTGCTTTTACATCTAAATCAACAAGCGATTTATCAGAAGGAACTAATCTTTATTATACGGATGCTAGATTTGATACTAGACTAGCCACAAAAGACACAGACGATTTAAGCGAAGGTACAACTAATCTTTACTACACAGATACAAGAGCTAATTCAGCTATAGATGCTAGAGTAACAAAAGCATTTGTTGATGCATTAGGAATACAAGCAACAAGCGTAGCTGCTAATTCAGTAACATTAGGAACTGATACTACAGGCAACTATGTTCAAACAATTACTGGAACAGCTAATAAGATTACAGTGTCAGGAAGTGGTAGTGAGTCTGCAGACATAACGCTAACACTACCTGATGATGTTCAGATTGCAGATAGCTTAACAGTAGCAGGTAATCTTACTGTTAATGGAACTCTAACGTCCTTAGACACAACGAATCTTGATATAGAAGATAACCTATTCCAACTCAATGCAGGTCTTACAGGATCACCTGTAAATGATTCAGGTATGTTGATCAATAGAGGTACTGCTGATAATGGTATCTTTATGTGGGATGAATCAGTTGATAAGTTCACACTAGGATTAACAACAGCAGATGGTAGTTCTACAGGTAATATTACTCTTAATTCACTTGGTACTTTAGTTGCTAATATAGAAGGTGATGTTACAGGTACTATACAAACAGCTTCACAACCTAATATTACAAGTCTTGGAACTCTTACAGGTTTAACTACTACAGGCGATATCAACTTTGGCGATAACGACAAAGCAGTATTCGGTGCTGGTTCAGATTTACAGATTTATCATGATGGTTCAAATTCAGTTATCTCTAATCAGACAGGTAGATTAGACCTTAGAGCTCCTAACGTAAGTCTTAAAAATGTAGCTAATAATAAATTTATGTTACAAGCTATTGAAAATGGTGCTGTTGATTTATATTATGATGGTTCTAATAAACTTTCTACAACCTCAACAGGTATAGACGTAACAGGTGCTATAACAACAGATGGTCTAACAACAAGTGCAGATATTAACTTTGGCGATAACGACAAAGCAGTATTAGGATTTGGTTCAGATTTACAAATTTATCATGATGGTGCAAATAGTTATATTCAAAACGTAACAAACAGTCTAATCATTCAAAACGATAGTGATGATAGACACGTTATAATTAAATCAGACAATGGTTCAGGTGGTGTTGCTGATTATTTCAGAGCAAAAGGCGATACTGGTGAAGCAATAATGTATCATTATGGTTCACAAAAACTAGCCACGACCTCAACAGGTATAACTGTTCATTCAAATGGAAACGAAACGTATTCAGTTACTCTTGTATCTTCAGGTGCATATACACAATCCTATAATCAAACTACAAGTGCTTTCGAAGATTTATATACCTCGAGTTTAAATAAAATATTTAAAACTGGTTCTTC